CGTTCCTAATTACGCATCAGATTTATATGCTCTGGAAATTGATCCATCCACAATTTGTTGGTGTACTGGACTTAAAGATAAGAACGGCAAGCTGATATTCGAGAATGATATTGTAGAAACTCAGTATGGAAAAGCCGTTGTTGTTTGGGATAAGTCAGAATGGAGAATCAAATGGAATGATGACCTTATCTGGAGAAAAGATTTACATTATTGGGCGAACGATAATAGCTGGAGAATTGAGGTTGTCGGTAACAAATTTGACAATCCGGAATTGTTGGAGGTGCAGGAATGACAGAGAATGAAACACTCGAATTACTGAAAAAAGCCAATAGAGATAATGACATGGTGTGTATTCTTCCTAAATCAGATATGGGAAAATGCCTTATCAAGGCACTGGAAGAAAATCAGCGTTGGCATATATCAGAAGTCAATCCAAGTATAAAGAATGTATTTGCTAATATGTCTACACAAATTTGCCATAACTGTGACCATAAGGATGAATACATTGAGGAACTGGAAGCTGAGATCCAGCAGTACCGAGCAATCAGCACAGTGGAAGAATGCCGGGCGGCGGTGGAGAAGCAGACAGCAAAGAAAGTTATCTCATTTGAATATCATAACGGAACCATTAATTACGGCTGTCCTGTATGCAAGTGGAAAATCATATCAAAGATAAACGGCGAGTGGTGTTGCGGCACATTTAACGAATATTGTGATAGATGTGGTCAGAAGCTGGATTGGAGTGATGAAGATGAGAAAATATGACATATGTGGAAACTGCCCTGCGTCGTGGTGCGGAAGGAATGACGACTGGGAGTACGAGGAAGGCTGCTACTTTTACTGTGAAAAGTATGAGTTGATGTGTTTTC